TCGAGGTATTACCGTAACTGGTAGTTACGTTGACGATATTGGGATTACTCATCTTTAGTTACTCCTAAGATATTCGATTGCTTTGTTTAGCAGGGTTACATCCTCTTTAAAAGACCCTAACGCCACGTTGCACCCATGGCACAGCAGTCCTCGTACTTTACCGGTTCCGTGGTCATGGTCAACATGTAACCCACGTTTAGTTTTTGGTTCAGTGTTACAAATTGCGCACTTGCCCTGCTGGGTTTCGTGCATGACTTTGTATTGTTCTGGCGTGATTCCATATTTATACGACCTAGATGCTTGACGATCCAACTCAGGCTTTGCGTGCCAGCGATCTTTGCATTGTTGCTTATGGCACTCACGGCAAACTTTATTTGTACGTCTGCCTTTTGGATCAACATAAAACTTTTCAATGTCTGTTTCACCGCAACTAGAGCATTTAGGTGGTTTTTGTAGTGCTTTGCCTTGATTGGCCCGATAAAACGGATCAGCCCACCTTGTTTTTGCCCGTTCACTTGCAGCTTTCCTTTGTTCGTCTGTCCACATGGTTTAACCTCCAAAAAACACAGTATACCATTTGGACGCTAAAACCCAAAAATCATTGACATTGCTATGGATTTGCCTGTTGAAATACCGGCGTTACCAAAAGAAAGCGTTCCAGACCCGTTGGTAACAATTGCTTGTCCACTCGTTCCATCTGCACTCGGCAACGTCCACGTTATGTCTGAAGCCACACTTGCCGGGGCCTGAAACGCAACATAGTTTGTACCGTTGTCAGTGTCCTCATACAACTTGATGCTTCCACCAGAAGCCGAGGTTCCAGAAACATCTAGCGCTGTCGTTGTGACCGAAGGGATAAAGTCAACCGCTGTTACGACATCTGTCCCGTTGTTGTAGACCAGAACCGTCTTGCCAACCGGGATCGCCACGCCAGTCTGCCCAGATACCTTGATCGTAACGACTTGGTCTGAACCATTCTTGACGATGTAGTTCTTCTCAATGGCAGGGACTTCAAGCGTCGCTGCGCCACCAGGGGTTCCACTGAGGTTGAGGTACAGAGCCCGAGCATCCTGTGCTGCGTTGGTATCTGTGAGCGTCAGAGTGATCGTGGTGCTGGACATCGTAACGTCCGCTTTACCCACAATCGCCTGCTCAAGAGCAGTCCCGAGGTTGGTGTTGGTGGTCAAACCCCAGGTGTTAGATTGCTCACCCGTGGCAATTAGCTCTATTTTTAAATCGGAAAAGGTACTTGGCATCTAATGCTCCTCAAGCGGCTACAGGCACCCAGTTTGGATTCTGCGTGTCATTTACAGGAATCCAGTTTGGATTTTGCAAAATAGGTGCGCTACCAACAAGTGATAGTGTACCCCTAGATGGGGTAATAACAACACCCCTTGAAAGCGCAGGGACCTTGCCACTAATGGCCAAAGCACCGGCGGGAACGGCAATTCTATTGGTGATTGGCGCATGGCCAACCAGGGTCAATGCACCGGCATCCGGGGTCCTAACCACACCACGCAAAATGGTCGGAGTTTGACCAGTAATGGCCAAAGCACCGGCCGCGGGCTCTATGGGCAGGCCGGAAGCTAGGGCCGGGGCATAGCCCGTGATAGAGGCAGCACCCGCAGTGGTAATTACTCCAGCATCTTGTACCGGAACGGAACCGTCCAGGTTCAGGTCGCCCGTGCCAGGGATAAGAGCTTTGCCTACAATCGGGGCGTACCCCGTGATCGCTAAAACAGCCGCATCCGGTGTTTCAGATACGGAAGTCGAGGCATTTGGTGCATACCCCGTAAACTGCAGATCGTTTGCTGCCGGAGTGAAGAAAAACTCTCTGAAGAGCTCTGGAGCACTTCCAACAGCAGCTAGGCTACCAACCCCTGGGGCAATTCGAACGTCGCTCAACAACGTTGGAGCGGCCCCCACCAAAACCAAAGAGCCTACAGCGGGTACTTCCACCTGCCCCTGGTCAACAACCGGGGCCGATCCGGCTAAAGACAAGCTCCCCGCACCGGGGGCTATGACCGTTTCAAGCGAAAGTTCTGGAGCACTTCCTACAAGCGATAAGGCACCTGCCGCGGTGTCAACGGCAATTCCAAGGCCCCAACCGCCGGAGCCCCAGGTACCTCTGCTCCAGCCTTCTGACACTTTGACCCCTTACTTAGGTCAGAGTAAATACACCGGTGCCGGAAGGAAGAACTGTCAGCGTGTTGGGTGAAACGACCGTAAATGCCGCAGAAGACAGTCGGCTCCAGCACAGAAGCTTTCCGCCTGATTGATAGATCACTGCGTATTTAACGTCGGTCAAAGGGCCGCCCGAGGCCGTAAACGTCAGACCAATCGTCGAGTAGCTAAAAGTGACCGTTGAGCCCGCCAAAACCCAAGTACCGGCAGAAGGCACCAGAAACTTGCCACCAGAGGCGTAGCCACCAGAGGTTCCGATTTCTGCGCTCACTGAGGCATAGGTGCTCAGACCGATCGTAGAAGCATTGCCCGAAGCAAACAAAGCCATTTTGAAGGCATTTGTGCCCAGTTGAATTGTGCCATCGCCCAAGTATTCCTTGGCCTTAGCGTAAAGTTTCCATGCGGTTGCAGCCATTGTGTTACTCCTTTAAATCAGCGTAAGAAGCGCCCGTTTCCAGAATGTGGTGAAGTAGCCCATCATAAACTTCTAGCTCGATTTCGTCACCCATCATCTTGATCATATTGATGAATTCCTGAGCTTGGGAAATCATCCAGGGGTGGCAGTAGAAAATTTTGGTGCCCACCGTCACGGCAAGAGCGGGCTGGCCATCATTCTCTTTCTGGTCGTAAGCGTGATGGGCATCCCCATCAAGGCAAGAGTCACACCCAAAGATGTGAATTCTCTTGAATCCTAGCATTCTAAACAAGGCTATTGATCTAAGCAAAACCGTTGAGCCACCTGGAACCGGCCACCAATCGTTGCCGTATTGCTCTTCCAGTAGCTCTTTTACGTTCTCAGCTGCCGTGTGCCAAATGTATGTACGCTCGGGGGGCAGATTATTGAAAACAGCCGGGTCACATTGCGATGCAATAAAGTATTTGCAGTTGTCAATTACCGGCTCAACAAAACGTACATTATGAGGCCTTGCATCTAAAACAACTAGTCCAGAAGGCTGGATGCCTTGGTCTATGCAGTACTTGTAAGCCCCATTTAGGGCTATCAGCCGAACCCCGTTTTGCCGGAGCTCTCGGATTTTTTCGATGTTTTTGGCTAGGGAAGGGCTGCCGCCAACCAGCATGATCTCTACGTCATTGGTCGGATGGGGCATGATCTGCTGGAAGCCCCTTTTGATGTTCTCCGAAACGTTCTTGTAGACCAGCTCGCTTTCCACATTCAAAGCCGTCTTTTCGAGCAGTTCCGTGGCATCTGACCAGTTACTGACGTAGAAAAGGCAACATCCTGGCAGTTCTTTAGACCAGTGGATCTTGCAGCCTTTTTCTTCAAACTTGGCCTTCCACCACTCGTAGGGTTGGACCGTCAGGTGTAGCTTTTGGCCCACCAGAGCGCCCATAACGTCATCTTCGGTGGCAATCTGGAAGAACACATGCTGGCATGCATGCAAGCACGTTGAGATCACTTGATCCACGTCCTGCGGGTGGATGTGCTCCAACACATCCGTACAAAACCCGTAGGTCGCCTTGAGCGCAGAAGGCTGTGTAAGGTCAGCTTGTTCGAACTTGATCTTTCCAGCATCCACTAGGGCTCGTACTTGCTGGTCAAGGCAGTTAGGCGTGAAGTCCACCGCCGTCACATCGAGGCCGCCAAAGGCGTAGAGCCCCAATGAGCCACGTCCAGTACCACATCCCAGATCCAGGATGCTCGCCCCAGGCAGCGGTTTTGCCACCTCCAGGAACTGCTGGACTATCCTTTCCCCGGGGGAAACCTGCCGGTACTCAGGCCGGTTCCACAGTTCTGTGTAGATATCTTGCTCGGGAGGCCGCGGAGCCTCCACTTTGACGGTCGGGGGGTAGGATTGAAGTGCAGCGAACATTAGGCAAGCCTCACGAATGCTTGAGTTAACGTGAAAGGAGGGAAAACAATCGTAAAAATCTCATTCAAGGCCTGCTTCGGCCCATCAAAATCCAACACAAAAGCGGCCGGATTGCCGGTCACAGAAGAGTTGTATATCAAAGCACCATAGGGCTCGAAGGTGACGCCAGTAAAGGATATGTCTGCAAACGACACCAGGATGGTGTTGCTTGAGGTGTTCAGTGGCAGCGACACCAAACTGCCCCCACCGGCCGTATAAGTGCCAGTAGCGGCAACCTCATTGGCCGTGGTGTAAGCGGTAGTCGAGGCATTGAGAGTGGCGCCGTTTGTATATAACGCAATCTTGAACTGATCCCCGCCCACACCAAAGGTATGAACCCCCTCAAAAAGCTCTTTTTTGAAGGAGTTGCAGACAAAGTTTCCGGTAAATGCCATGGATTAGGGCCCTGGAGAGTCTGATTTGAGGGGGATCCGAAGCATGCCATCCCTGTACTCGTCGCGACGACGGCGACCAACCTGCTCGATCCCAAGGCCCTGAATCGCTTGCTTGTAGCTGTTCTCAAAGTAGGCAAGCATGTCCGTTGGGCCCTTGGTGTAGCTGTAGGCTTGGATCAAACAGGCATACAACAAAGCCTCTGGTGCATTGGTGCTGATCCACGTGGTCGGCGTAGTAGCCGAAAGCTGAGCCGGACGGTAGATGTAGCCAAGCTGCACCGTATACGCCTGCGCGGGCGTGGGCGCGACCGAGAAGGTGTTGTCGTCCCACACGGAATAGTACTTAGGCACGCCAGTTTGAGTTACATCCGGCCAGTACTCACGCATGAAAGACTGGTCCCGGAAGTCCAAAAAGATCCGTTCTCCGGCCACCACAACCATCATGTAGCGGTGGGTCAGAATGTTGGTCGGAGCCCCCAAAAAGCGGTTTCCAGGGGTCAATGTGCCCGTGGACTCAAGCTTGAAGACGTCCAAATCGATATCCCGAAGAATCCTGTTCTCGGCCATCGTGATGAAAGTATTGATGACACTAGCCGAAAAGACGTTCGAATCGACGTCTGTGTAGTTTCGGATATTGGTGACTAATTCGTCGTAGGTCATGTAATCACCACTGTCACAGGATTAATCGAAAACCGCATAAACAACGGGTTGTTTTGGGGCTGC